CGGCTGCCATATTCATTAAACAGTTTCTGCGCCGCCGGGCTGAGCTTGCTGACATCGTTTTGATCCACTGTGACCAAACGGCGTATTTCTGTGGCAAGAGCATCATCACACATGCCAAACCGTATGGCCAACTTGATGGGACCTTCAATGGCACTGTTGCTGTTGATTACTTCAATAATCTCCACTACATTGTTGTAAGTTTCAACCAGTTGGGTTTTTCCAGATCTGCGTGCCTTTTCAATGGCACTCCAGATGTTACCACTACTGGCATTGGCCCCTTTGTTGCCCTTGCTGCTGATACCCAGTGTGTTTCCCTGTGGTGCCACAAACACGCTATCAATCAAATTGGTATTCTTGGCCTGTGGCCAAACTACACCACACTGATCCCAGCCCAGACCCAGGCACTCTTCTCGAGCTTTGTCTGCATCCCCCTTGACCATGCCTTGAATTAAGGCAATAGGCTGCATGATCTCACCCAAATAATCACGTATAGCTTCCAGATTGTGCGCCTGATCTCTGAACACTGGCAGGGTCCCAGCTATCAGTTGTGAAAATCCATCCAATATTGTTTCATCTGACATGCGCACGGTGACTCGAGACATGATTTCTTCCACGCCAGAGAACTTTTTATCTGTGCCGATCAAATCCTGTGGCGTCAAACCAGTGCGCATTTTGCTTGCTGATTTGGTTTGCAAAGTCCAGGTACCTGGTGCTTCCCTGTTGCCCCAACTTGAAATTACATTACCGGGCACTGTGCGATAATGGCGTCCCCACAACATAGTCTCTCCATTATCCATGGTAAATTGTGCTACAGCAAATGCTAAATTATGGGCACCATGGGCATTTACCCACAGTATCTTTATGCCAGTTTCTTTCTCTATTTGTTTCTTGGCGTCATCACATGCTTGGATGTCGGCATAGGCTTTTTCTCCGTCAGGATACATCATGATTTTTTCAAATCGGGCTTTGGCTCCGTTGTCGTCTGTGAAGGTGTCTCCCACCTTTCTGCCAAATAAACCCTTGCTCTCAGTGACGGGTTGGATTATCTCCATGATTTTCATTAGCGTGATTCCTTCAGGGCGGCAACCAGTTTGTTGTCCACATAGAGATGGTGTTGGATCTTTCTGCTGGGATTTATTTGTACAATGTAATCGTGCTTGTCACGAGCTTGTTTTTCGCTATCATAATAAGATGTGGCATCGTGCATTTTGCTCTCTGTTCCGTCTTTTTTTAGTGACACCAGTTTTACGGATTTTTTAGCATTGCTGGCAGCAGCTCTGAATTTCTGTATATCACGTGAAGCATTTTTCCAGCCTCGGATTTCTTCATTAACCACGTTACCCAACAAACGCTGCAACCTCTGTGCTTCGTCCTGACCTTTGGGATCATCTTTCAATATGGTGTATAGATCCCGGAGTAGTGTCTTCAATTTGGGAGTCCTGTTGATTTGATCTTGCATGTTTTCCACACTGTCAAATACATGGTAATCAACTACACGTCCAAATAAATGTCTGGCTATGGTGTTGGGATCTTTGCTGATGGGCTGTTCATCTTCACGTCGTATCAGACCCTTTTGCCAGCTGTATTTGACTCCTTGTGCTTTGGCAACACTGCTCATGAGCAGATTTCTATCTGCACCTGAATATTTGCTGACGTCACCAGGAGCATCCATGCCAAACTTCATCCATTGCGGATCTGATGTAAACATGAAATCCACTTGCACGAAACCATTTTCTGGTTTGCCTTTAATTGGTGCACGGAAATGCACTGATATACCACTTTTAGCCACATAACCTTCTTTAAATGCTGGATTTCCTGCCTTCTTGGCACGATTGACTATTTGATCTTGTGGAATGCGCTGTTCTTGACACCATGCAACCAGTCTGGCGGCAAGGTCGTCTTTGCTTATTTTGTTTTCATCAACAGACAGATCCAAATCTCCACTTGATTCCTTCTTACCCACACTACCCAGTGTGCTATCCAACAAAGTCAGTCCCGTCACAGTTTCCAACCATTTTATGGTGGGTGTAATATCGCGGCGCAATATTCGTTGTGTAAGCGGAGTGTCATCTGGCATTTCAAATACGTTGCCGCCCTCCATTATTTTACTGCGACTTTCCACCACCAAGGCAGGGTCTGGTGAATGAAAGTTTTTCTTGCGCATCACAGTTTTGGCAATAAGATCCAATTTTTGATTGTGATTGTCCCATTTCAATACAAAAGGAATATTCACATCAGACTCCATGTCTTTTAATACTGCTTCATGATCCGGTCCCATCATGACAATCTTTTTGCCATATGTGGAATATGATTTTTTAAACAAACTTTGCAATTCGCCAATTGTGATTTGTTGACGGTTGCGGATATCGTTTACGCGGTCTAGAAAATGCCTAGAGAAACTGGTGTCCAACGTAGTTTTAATGGAATTTTTATCTTTCATCTTATCCCAAAGCATGTCCAAATAATCAGATAACAATTCAAGTTCTTCTGGACTCACCTCAGTGCTGCGTTGATGTTTGGCAGCTTGTGTTATTTCAGAGATTTTCATGGACACACCTTAAAAGTATGTGATATTTATAAGGACAACACCCATTTCTTTTTTCCTGCATCCCACAATCTATCATAACCCAGCTCTTGGACTATTTGCCATTCGGTGGAATTTTTCACATAATCAGGATCAAGTCCAAATCGAGTTATCAACTTAGATTTCATAAATCCCTGCCTGTTTTCTCTGGTAACATAATCGTTGGTATATTGGTAGGCAGGAGTAATAGTTTCCTCTAATGTAAATCCAGTGACCGAGTATAACTTGCCGTTGCTTATGCGATTATCACTGAAGCTCACTATTTTATCTTGCACCTTCCCCGAATCAATCACAAATCGCAATAGTCGAGAGAACAACCCAGGGATATTCACCGAAATATCAGTAGCAAACCTCACAATTTCCCAATATTTGTTTTGGAATGCAAAGCTCATTACACCCACTAATTTGTCGTTATGCCAAGCTGCCGCACTGAATTTTCGATAATCAGCAAATCCCTGTATATGATTGATGTTCAAGAACTCGCGCTCTAAATCATTATCATTTAACCAACCAATCTTGCATTTCCTTGCATATATTTTATTGATGTGCATTCCTGCCAAGTATAAAATCTTACTTTGGACGATTTTTTTGCTTTTCCAGTATTCGTCTTGCCAGATCTGCAATAACTGGATTCCTTTATTTTCACATTCTTTAAACTTTCGTGAATGATATTTTTTATCTTTATCACCACCAAGTTCGCTATGATGCCAAATCCCATTAAGTTCAATAGCCACTCCTATTTCAGGAAATAAGAAATCCAATTCGTAACCATTTAAGGTTTTTCGATCATCGTGTTTGTAACATATATTCACGCGGTCCAACCAACATTTCATATCCTCTTCCATTACACTGCGGGGATTATATATCATAATATCCAATAGCTGATGATCTTTAGCATGTCTCAATATAGTTGTTGTATTGAGTCCAGTTTCTTGAGATATTTGAAATGCAGTTTTACCTTTAATACAATCAGCAAACTTTTGTTTGTCTGTGAGTATTTTGCATATATTATCAGGTATCAGTATATGCGATGCATTTCTTTTCGCTGCACCGTATTTTTTTTGAATAGTAGCGACGATTTTGTCCACATTCTCTTGTAGGAACATGGGATTATTTGCTTTCATATTCTCCCGATGGCTTTTTATTTGTCCGGGATTTGTGACATTTTCACCATGTTTTTCTTGCAATGTCTTCTTGGCTTTTTCCCTATATTTTGGATTGGATAACCCAACTCCCCCAGATGCCTTCAACACTGCAACACGTCTTTCGGTGGCCGCTTTGAGTGCAAACTGGCATTTGCTGCTGCAAAACTCTCGATAGCCGTCGGTTATTGTAACAAAAGTCAACCGATTTCCACATGCACACACTGGATTGCTTATACTGTGGGCGAATGCATAAATCCGTTCACTGTGATTTTTAGGTGCAAAGGTCACGGGGAAATCAACAACTTCACACCAAAGTTCAGGAATATGTTTAATTCGTGTAACTATTCCATCTGCTTTGTTTGTTGCAATTATATCTAATATTTTTTCTTGAGGAGTCATCTTGTATTTATACAAGGTCCTGGGGTAATAGTCAATCCACACTCAAAGGAAAGCCCGGCAATTTGCCGGGCTTTCTTTTAGTAACCAATAGGTATAACCTATTGATATTGCTCACGTAAATTTTATGTGGGCAGTGTTGATGGAAATTCCAGCCAAGTAATCGGCTGCATTGCCAAGGCTGCTGGCTGTGTTGCTCAGTTCCAGGTAGCCGTAACGTGACATAAATGACACCACTGGTTCAAAGGTGTTGGGATCAATGATCACACCTGAGCTTGTGAGTGGCACATATGGGCAGTAATACGCAGCGGCGTCGATTTCGCCTGGGCCTTTGTAACCAACCAACACGTTGGTGTCCATGCTTGCAAACTGATCAACATACACTCTCATGCTGCTGTTCAATGTGCCAACAAACTTGGTGTTTGTTGGGGCTTCAAATGTGCCCTCGGTTGTGCGGGCAAAAGCTGAAGTTGTTGCGCTTTGCAGGATTGTCAGAGCAAGTGGGCTCACGACGCACCAGTTACCAGCACCACGACGTGTGCGGGCAGCAATCTGGTTGCTTGCATAGTTCAGCAATGTTGCCAATGCTGCATGCTCGTCACCCACGAATGTTGCAGTTCCGCTCACTGCGCCTTGATCGTATGTGAAACCTGTACCAGCCAATGCACGCAAGCTGTAAAGGATTTCTTGGTCGATTTCAGCGGTGATTTCCTGAGCCAAAGCAGCCATGATTTCTGCTTCGATGTCAATGCCTTGTTGGGCTTGTGCATCTTGAGCAGCTTCAAATGTCCAGCGAGCTGACAACTTACGTGTCTTGGCTTCCACTGTTTCCTTGAGGATCTGGATGTTGAGGCGCTTGCCGGCTGTGCCTTCCAGCACGCTTGTTGGAGCGGCCTTGGGGGTTGTGCTGTTGCCGTTACCGCTGTAGAAACGAGCGATATCAAATGGGCTC